TATCAGCTCTCGTGTGATTCCAGAATTACTCGCAGAGCAAGGACTATCAGAAATAAAACTAGCTGATGGATCTAAAGTATCTGTGAAAAAAGAATATAGATGCACTCTTCCAAAAGATGAAGCGAGAAGAGAGCAGTGCTATGCATGGCTTCGTGACCAAAATTTAGGAGACATTATTAAAAACAATGTGTTCGTAACTTTTGGAAAGGGAGAAGACGACAAGGCGAAACAATTGTTGGACCTTGCGGCAGCGAATGGGTTTGAACCACAACAGAAATCTGATGTGGCTTGGGCTACATTAACTGCCCTATTTAGGGAGCGTATCGAGTCCGGGCTCGATATGCCTTCCGATGTCTTTAGTACTTGGATTAAAGACAAAACTAAAATAACTCGGAAATAACTAATGGAGAATGTGTAATGGCTAATGATATAGCAAAAAAAGCAGACTCATCACTAACTTTGTTTGGTGATGATGCCAAAGGTTTTGACAACATGACTCAAGAAGATCTTGCGTTACCGTATGTTAGAATCTTGGGACAGCTATCACCACAAGTAACACAAGGTGATGCTAAATATATAGAGAGTGCTAAACCAGGCATGATCTATAACACCGTGACCAACGAATTATACGATGGCAAGGTGGGTATCAAGGTTATTCCTTGCTACTACAAAAAAGATTATCCAGAGTGGTCGGAAAGAGGCGATGGTCCAGGGGCTCCTGTGGCAGTTCACTTACCGAACAGTCCGATAATCACAACGGGTAAAAGAGAGGGCTCTAAGATTAGATTACCAAATGGTAATTATCTTGAAGAGACTGCATCTTACTTTGTTATGGTAGAAAAGAAGTCTGGTGGTTTTACACCGGCTCTTATAACAATGAAGTCAACTCAATTAAACGTTAGTAAAAAGTGGAATTCTATGATGAAAACCACACAAATACCTAACGGCAAAGGTGGTTTTGTGATTCCGCCAATGCATGGGGTTGTCTACACCCTCACATCTACCTTACAAAAGAACGATAAAGGTTCTTGGTTTGGTTGGGTGGTAACACAGGACAGAATTTTAGATCAAAAAGACAAGTCTTTGTACCTTGATGCAAGGACTTTTGGAGCTGATGTATCTAAAGGGAACGTTCAAACAAAAGCAGATGTGGAAGAGAAAGTAAGCGACTCAACTCCTTACTAGTGTTATAATGTCAGGGGGATCTACTTGTTTAGCGGATCCCCCTTTACAAAGAAAAAAGAAATGATAATAGATAAATTCAAATCAATATTTTTAGGACTAGAAATAGCATATGGACAATATCAACCAGGTGAACGTGGCGACAACGGCAAACAAAAAGGCAAAGCTTTTATTGTACGTGGACAAGTCACAGATGAACTCTGGTCAAACCATCTTGCAGGAAAAGGACCAGCCCTTGGAATCATCCCTATTACAGAAGATAATAGTTGTAGGTGGGGCTGCATTGATATTGACGAATATAACTTTGATCACACTAGCCTCATTAAAAGTATTCGGAATAATAAATTACCCTTAATAGTTTGCCGTAGTAAATCAGGCGGCGCACACGTATTTTTATTTACCAAAGAGAACATTCCTGCATCTTTGATGCAATCAAAATTAAAACAAATGGCAATCATACTTGGGTATGAAGGTTCAGAAATTTTTCCAAAACAAACAGAGATACTTGTAGAACGTGGGGATACAGGTAACTTTTTAAATTTACCCTACTACAACGAAATGAAAGGACTACGATATGCTATCAACGATAATGGCACCGGTTGTACACTTGAGGAATTTTATAAGCTCTATGATCTTCACTCTTGCACGGAAGAAGACTTACAAAATATTAAAACAGAAGAAAAAAAAATAGAAGAAGCTTTTCCTGGTGGACCACCTTGTCTAAACAAACTGGCAACAACAGGGTTTGGACAAGGTTCTCGTAACAATGCTTTGTTTAATATTGCAGTGTATTACAAACAATCAAGTCCAGATACATGGGAAGATAAAATTGTAGAAGCAAATTTAAAATATATGGAACCTGCACTTAGTAATAGTGAAGTGCAACAATTAATTAAATCAGTTAATAGAAAAGGTTACGATAAATATAGATGTAAAGACTCACCAATAAATGCAGTATGTCAGTCTGGTTTGTGTAGAACAAAAAGATTTGGTGTAGGTTTTGGCGAAGAAGAAATGCCAATGTTAGGTAGTCTTACAAAGTATGCATCAAAACCACCTGAATGGTTTTTAGATGTAGATAAAAAAAGAATACAATTAAAATCAGAGCAACTTTATAGTCCACAATTATTTGCACTAGCATGTCTTGATCAAGCAAATTTAGTTGTGCCTGTACCAAAACCAAAAGATTGGAAACAACATTTTTTAAAACCAATGATGCAAGGACTACAAGAGGTAGAACCTTTAGAGTCTTTAGATCCAGTAAATGAACTTACAAATTTATTACAAGACTGGACAACAAATAGACAATCAGCAAGAACTTTAGACGACATACTAAACAAACTACCTTACACAGACGACAAAAGAGAATTTACATATTTTAGAATGGAAGACTTTTTTAATTTTTGTAAACGAAATCATTGGGAAAAGGACAAGAATCAAACTGGTAATTTAATAAAACAACTCGATGTATTTGTAGGTGAAGAAAGAGTTAGAATTAAAAAACAACAACCAAGATTAATTAAAATACAAACAATGAAACAAACAGATGCATCTGTATCTAAGGTGCCATATCAAGAGGAAAACTTTTAATGAGAAGTGAAAAAAATATTATATTAATTCGTCACGCAAAATGGTTGTGGGACAACAAACTAAAAAAAGAAGCAAAGGAGTGCAAGAAGCAAGCGTATGAAGACCATTATACTAGGTCCACCAGGTACTGGAAAAACAACAACTCTCTTAAACCTCGTAGATCAGTTCATACAAGACGGAATCAGACCTAAACAAATAGGTTATTTTTCGTTCACTAAAAAAGCTGCAACGGAGGCAGCAACGAGGGCCGCGGATAAGTTTGGCCTGGACATAGAAAATGATTTAGCATTTTTTAGAACTCTACATTCGTATGCATTTAATCAACTTGGAATGACAAAAGAAAAAATGTTAGGACCAGAAGATTATAAAGAGTTTGGTGAAAAGTGTGGTATACCAATTAAGACTGCAAAGTTTTCTGATAGTGATGGTACATTTAATTCTGACAACGAGTATCTTACAATAATAAATACAGCAGCTGTAAAAAGAATGGATCTATTAGAATATTATGATTCAAGACAAAATATATTAGATATAGAGAGAAACACATTATTTTTATTATCTGAGGAATTAAAAAGATTTAAAAAAGAAAAAGGACTCAAAGATTTTAATGATCTGTTAGAAGATTTTATTGCAAAAGAAACTGTAAATAAATTTGCAGTTTTATTTATTGATGAGGCGCAGGATTTATCTTTGTTGCAATGGGAAATGGTGCGTAAAATGTGGAGTCGTGCAGATAAAACTTACATTGCAGGTGATGATGACCAGGCTATATTTAAATGGGCCGGCGCAGAAGTAGATCATTTTATTGCATTAAAAGAAGAAGTAGATGATATCAGGACTCTTGACCAGTCTTATCGTATACCTGGTGGACCTATACATGAATTGTCACAAAAGATAATAGGACAAGTACAAAATAGATTTGATAAAGAATACAAACCAAGAGAGGAAGAAGGAATCTTACGCAGATATTCTGATATTACACAGGTAGATATGTCAGAGGGTAATTGGTTAGTTTTATCTTCTGCTAATCATTTTTTAGATTCAGTAAAAGAAGTATGTGAATTACGTGGTTGGTATTATTCTTACAAAGGACGTAACTCAATCTCACTTAAATTATTACTAGCTTTAAATAACTGGGAGGCATGGCGTAAAGGTGGATTATTAAATCACCTGGAGATAAAAAATATTTATGAATATCTTGGATCTAATGTATTAGAAGGGTTTAGAAAAGGTAAAACATTACATTCTGAAGATAAATATAATATCAAAGAATGTATGAAAGATCATGGGTTAATTACAGACACAGTTTGGTATGAAGCATTTGAAGGATTAGATCCTATCACAGAGAATTACATTCGTAATATGAGGGCGAATGGTGAAACGTTAAATAAAAATCCTCGTATATCAATGTCAACAATACACGGAGCGAAAGGAGGAGAAGCTGACAAAGTCTTACTAATGCAAGATATAACTAACGCAGCTCTTGAAACATTTAGTCATGATCCAGATGAATTACATAGATTGTTTTACACTGGAGCTACAAGAGCGAAACGCGAATTGCATGTATTAGATCCAAAAGATTTTGACAAAGCTTATTTGATATGAGTAGTTATGATAAACAAATTGGCGGAAAACATTATCAAAAATATGTGATACAGCCAAGTAAATTTGTAATTGAAAACAAGTTGTTATATCCAGAAGGTTGTGCTATTAAATACATAATCAGACATCAAGATAAAAATGGCAAAGAAGATTTATTAAAAGCCATTCATTTTATCGAGATGATAATTGAAAGGGATTATAAGTGAGAAGTATGCAAACACCTCTGTTCACACCAGAGACAGAATGGGTTATGCCGGAAGAATTAAAAGATC